GAAATTACGACCATATAGGATTTGTGTTTGCCGATAACGGTATTGTAGGGATAGATATAGATGCAGGATTTGAGGATAACGGTTTATTATCTGCTTTAAGTGTTGATTTAATTAGACATTGTGAATCTTACACCGAAAAGAGTAAGAGCGGTAGAGGTATTCATATCTTGGTTAAAGGAGATTTACCGTTCAATGGGAGAAACAACCGGAACGGAGTTGAGATATACAAGTCGGGCAGATACTTTATTATGACAGGAAAGACCCTGATTTTTAAAGAAATCATAGAAAATCAAGCGGCTATTGATTATATAGTATCTACCTATTTTCCCGAAACTGTAGAGAGCAACGATTCTAACCGCTCTCCTAATATATATCAACCTGTTTTTAACGAACCTAAAGACGGTAAAATCTCCCTGCGACCTACATATCCTCCTATCCCTGATGGTTGCCGAAATATATCGCTAACCTCTCTTGCAGGTCAATTACACAATGCAGGATATAATTACGAACAAATTTACGATGAGTTATGTTATGCGAATGAAGTCGCTTGTAAACCGCCGCTTGACGAATACGAGATACTTACCATTGTAAACAGCATAACAAAATATAGGAGATAATGATTATGAAATTTTTAATTTTCTTTATAGGTCTTGTAATAGGCTGTTTCTTGGGATTTCTTTTCTCTGCTCTCTGTGTTGCCGCCTCCGCAAACGAATTTGATATAACTCGATATGGTTGTAAACAATGTGAGCGATTTAAAAAACAGGGTGCTAATTTCTGCCCTGCTTGTGGTAAAAGATTCGGGGAGGCGGAATAATGGGACAGGAGTTTCAATATGAGCAATCCTCCGTTTTTGTACTTAAAGACGGCAGATATTTCTTAGATGAGGGTCAGTCAAGAGTATTCTCTACTATCGTTTCAGAACACCCTTATAAGAGTACGGAGTATAAATGGGACGAGATGTCTCTCGGTCAACTTTTCGGTAAATGTTACCGTCATAGTTGCAGATATTGTACTGAGGCTCGTGAGTGGTTCGTTTACGATTCTACTAAGTGGGTTAAGGATACAGGCTCTGTTATTGTGAGCGGCAAAATGAAAGAATTTGTAAAACTTATGCAACTCTACTGTGGAGAAATTCCCGATGAGGATGAGGATATAGCGAAGAAATACAAGACTTTTGTTGCTAAAATGGGAGACCGCCGTGTTAGAGATAGAGTTTTGAAAGATGCTCAGGAGGAGACGGCAATTTCAATACAGACTTTTGACGGAAATCCGTATCTTATAAACTGTGAAAACGGCACTTATGACTTAGAGGAGGGCGAGTTCAAAGACCACGACCCTAACGACTACCTCACAATGATTACTAACTGCTATTACCCTCTGCCAACACAAAGAATTTCCTTTGACAGATGGGCGGAGTTCATTAACGAAATTACCTGCGGAGATAAAGAAATTGCGAAATACTTACAACGTGCTTTAGGTTATTCCCTCTGTGGTGTTGCAAAAGAGGAATGTATGTTTATTGCCTATGGTAAGAAAACTCGTAATGGCAAAGGAACTCTGTTTAATACTATTCATAATATTTTAGGAGATTATGCTAAGGCTATGCAGGTCGATTTTATCTGTACCAATAGAGCCGCCGGTTCTTACGACAGAGCCAACCCTATGTTAGCAAGTCTTAAAGGTAAAAGATTCGTTACACTTTCTGAGTCTGAGGATGCAGGTAAACTCAATGAGGCACAGATAAAGAATTATACAGGTAATGACCCGATTACTACCCGAAATCTCCACGAAAAAGCCTTTACATATACTCCACAATTCAAAATGTGGTTAAGTTGTAACTCTCTCCCTGCGGTATCTGATAAATCTCTTTTCTCCTCAGACCGTGTTAGAGTTATTGAGTTTAATAGACATTTTGGAGAGGACGAAAGAGATACAGAACTAAAATCAAAGTTCTTACAACCTGATGCAAAGGCTGTAATTTTCAAATGGCTTATTGACGGCTATATCAACTACCACATACGAGGTCTGCAAGAACCTAAATCGGTTAAAGAGAGTATCCGCAGTTATGAAAAGAAAAATGATAAGGTTGCTCTCTTTGTTGAGGAACGGTGCAAACTTGAAGAAAATGCACGTATAGGCAGAGGCGAATTTTACACAGCATATAAATCTTGGTGTAAAACTAATGGACTTTCCGCTATGAGTTCTCCTCGATTCAATGAATGTATGGAGAATTATGCTAAACCGACTGTTTATTCAGGTGTAAAGCAGTGGAAAGGTATTACTTTAGACAACTTGGGAGGTGTAACTATAAAATGAGTGAAGAAAAGAAAGAACTCGACCTTACTCCAGATCAGCAAAATCAAATTATCGAAAAGGCTAAAAAGTCTTGGGTTAGAAACCCTCAAGAAAATTTTGGTATGGAAAATGTACAAGCCGGAGATAACGCAAAATATCTCAGACATAACCTCTTGGCTCTCGATTTGCCTCCTATTGACCTTGATAGCGATGAGCAAGTTTTAGACCGTATCCAATGGTATTTTAATCATTGTGTAGAGGACGATATGAAACCAACTGTACAGGGTATGGCTAATGCACTCGGTATTAGCCGCCGAACTCTTTACGATTGGAGCAGAGGTAAGTTTAGAGGTAAAACTGATAACCGGACTGAGATTATTCAAAAGGCTTATGGTGTTCTTGCAGGTTTGTGGGAGGATTATATGATGAACGGTAAAATCAACCCTGTAAGCGGTATCTTTATCGGTAAAAATCATTTTGGATATACCAACAAACAAGAAATTGTGCTTGAGCCTAAAAATCCGCTTGGGGATATTGAAGAAACTCCGGAAGATATACAGCAGAGGTATCTTGAAAGTGCGGCAGTGGAGGACGAATAATGAATGTTAATAAAACAATAAAACAATGTCCTTTTTGTAATGGCACAGCACGAGTTAGAAAAATTGGTAATGGTTATGCCGTTATGTGTTCCTCCTGCGGTGCAAGAGGACGGCGAGTTATTATAAAGGAATGGCACGACCATAAATTTATAGCACAAGGTCAAGCCGTAAATGCGTGGAACGAAAGGAGCGGCGAATAATGAACGGATTTATATTTTTTGGACTTATAGGTTTATTCGTTTCTTGTATTATTACTTTTGAAAACAGTAAGAAATTAGTATTTAAAATAATCAGCATCTTAGGACTTATCGCCGCCCTGTTTATGCTGTTGGTTTTCTGCGTTGCTTACTGTTTCTCAACAATGAGGGGTGCAGGGTATGTCTTGCCAAACTAACGGACAAACTTTAAAATCTTGCCCTTTTTGTGGAGGAAAAGCAGAAATACATAATTGTTGCGACCTTGAAAACGAAACGATGGCGGTAGTTTATAATGGTAAAGTAGGCATCCACTGTACGAACTGTCATATCGCAACTTTACCTTTTGATGATATAGATTCTGCTACTGATATGTGGAATAGGAGGGTTGACAATGGCAAACTTTAAAAGAACTTTGAAACAGCGAGTAAAATCTATCATACGAGCGGTACAGGGTAAAAATCTCGAAACTTTGACTTTAGGTGTAGAAATAAAACACTGCTCTGATTGTAATAAAATATCTGTCGCAGACAAGGAAACCGCTAAGGTTAAAATGATAGATTACATTAACGATTTTTTCGGTTGTGATGCGGCATATTTTGACGTGAACCCATACGATTTAGCAACACATTTGTTAGAAAAAGGTTGTACCGTTATAATTAACAATACATAGGAGGAAAAATGATGCGAGAGATATTATTTAGGGGTAAATGCAAAGAAACAAAAGTATGGTACACAGGGTACACGATAACCCCGAATTGTTAGAAAGCGAGGTAAGTAACAATGTATAAATCTCCTATAAGTATTATCGAAAGTGCTGTCAAAGACATACGAGTTAATTTTGAAAATGGTGTATATCAAGCGGTTCAAGAGGTAGGTATAAAAGTCAATAAAGACGAACTGATTAAGGCTTTAAAGTATGACCGTGAACAGTACGATAAAGGTTATCACGATGGTATAGATGCTGATATGTGGGTAAGTGTAGAACATATGCTACCTGAGATAGATACACGCTGTTTGGTATTTACCGGAAGTTGCACAATGATAGCCACCTATCAAGGCGGCGGACTATGGCATACTGATTATCACGACTGTATAATCCCACGTCAAAATATCTTTACTCATTGGCAACCTTTGCCTAAACCTCCACATTACCCTTAATGTGGTGCTAAAATGACAGGCGGTGAGTGAATGAGATTTGTTGACCCTTTTAAAGTTAATCGTAGCGAAATAGCAAAAAATTGTAAACCGGAAATTTGTAAAAAATGTTTTCAGTTTGGTAAATGTTTAAAAATTGAAAATGCTCTTAAAAAACAGATACCACGAAAACCGAAAATTACTATTTATAACGGATATTGTCCACAATGTGGTAATGCTTTTGGCAAAGACATAATAGAAAAATCGGCTTTGACTAATTTTAGATATTTTGGATATTGTCCCTCTTGTGGTCAAGCATTAGATTGGAGTGAGTAAATGACTAAATATTTTAGAATGGAAGAAATTACTGAGAACGATTTTGAAGAAATGACAGGAGTATCGCAAGGATTAGCCTATCAAACTGTCGTACACGTTGACGGTGCAGTTTATATTGGTGTTGAAGATTCAGAGGAAGAAATAACCGTACCTATGGATATTTTTGAGGACTGATTAAATGAAAAACTTTGACCGCATTAGAAATTTTGACATAGACCAAATGGCAGAATTTTTAGCAACTTGTACTGAAACTTTAGAACAGTGTTACTGCTGTCCTGCTGAGAAATTTTGCGAGGGAAATATAACAAAACTCGGCTGTAAAGGTGTGTTTAAATTATGGCTTGAGGCTGAGGAAAATACCGAACCTCCTAAGACTGAAAAACCAAATATGTTTGTATCTGATATGGTCGATTTAGACCAACCGAAACCTGCTCATATTCCTACACCTACTTGGAGCAGAATGAGGAAAGAGTTTAATAAAATATTTGAGGACGATACAGACGAGTAAATTTTGACAGAGGCTCTATTCGGGTCTCTGTTATTTTGTTAGAGTTAAATTTTGAAAATAAAAGATAAAAATTTGAAAATTTGACTTTTGAGATTTTGAAAATTTGAATTTCAACGATACCCTATTATTTTACCGACACCCACCTTAAAGCCTTTGGTAATGCGGATTTGCGACAATTAGGGTATCGGTAAATTAAATATTTGTATATTTTTCTCTTATATATAGGTATTCTATAAGGAAAAAAGTAAGAGGGTATCGTTTCTCTGATACCCAAAATTAAAAATTTGAAACCGAAAGCAAAAATTTTGACTTATCTCCCACCATAAAAAGTTTGAATTTAAAAATTTTGAAAATCGCCATCGAAAATTTGACTTTCTGTTGTAAAATTTTGATTTCAGAAGTTAAAATTTTGACTTCTGCCGCTTGATTTTTCACTTCCCACGAAAAACAAAAAAAATCGCCCACGCAGGACGGCGGCGGAGCGGTTCAGAGTATAAAATTATATTGTTTAAATTGCCGCTTTTATGGTTGTATTTTTACCGGTTCAAATGCTCCATAGTATAAGCATATTACCCACGAACAAAAGCGGCTAAAAACGGCAAAAATAAAGCCGTCAGAGTGTATCACTCAAACGGCAAAATTAAAACCGCCTAATTAAAGGCGGCTTTTTTGTTTATTTCCATTTAATACCGGCGGCGGAGGCGATAATTAAAAACGGAGCAAGTAATATATATAATATTATCATCTTTCGCCCTCCGTTAAATACATTTATCAAATAATATTAGTGTTTGGTGCTTTTGTTCAGGTGCTGAACGGTTAAAACATCCACCGACTAAAGTATTTTGATATTTTAAAATAATGCTATATTGATAATCTGTTAAGGGTTTTTCTAAAATATATCGCCATCCCTTTATACCATCAGAGTTTTTAACTCGGTTAAATGCAAAGTAATTTATACCGGCGTTAATCATATCAGATAAAATCATCTTTTTTCTTTTCACGTTAAACCCTCCCTTAATTAGTACGGTATATATAAAGGTCGTTTTGTTCGTGTTC